AGCACGCTCGCAAATCATCTTCGCATAAACCGGGTCCGAAACCCCCACCACGTCAGGCGTGGAGGGGGAGTCGAACACTTTTTGTCCTGAGACAAGAGCCATAGATTAACCAGTAACCTTGGCCCCGACCTTATCAAGATCAATGAGGCTCACGAACACATCGAGAGCGCCATTGGACAGCGTAGCCGGAGTACCAGCAACACCATTGGTAAACACAACCTGCAACGTATTGGCAGTAACGCCCATCGAGGCAGTCGTGTTAGCAACAGAGAACGGGCCACCAGTACCAGCGATAATCGGGCCAGCAGTCTTAACGGAAGTCGCTGCGATGAACGCATTGGCAGTCGCGCTAGTACCGAAGGTTGCCGTAATCGTCTGGGTGGCGTTAGCGTTCGAGTTGAACGCCTCAACCACGTTCGCAAAACAGCTATCAACGATGAAGTTCGCGGGAGTAGTCCCGAGAGTCACGGTGATAGTGTCAGAATTCGCGGTAGCCGAAGCATTCGCAATGTCAGCGTAGTTAATCCGAGCCTTGTGAGTGAAGCCCCAAACCTGCTCCGCAGAGGGAACCGGGACGAGACGAACATTCTTCGGGTAAGTGGGAGTGTAATTAGCCATAGTAGAATCCTATATTTGATTGTTAAGTTGAGTGGATTCGTAGCTATTACGACGTGCCGTAGAACTTCGCGCTGCCCTTCGGGTTTTTGCAAACCAGCGTGCAGATGCTTTCGACGTAACCACGACGGCCACCGCCAAGGTTGGGAAGCTCACAGGCTTCGATACCCTTGAGATAACCAAGACCCCACTCTTCGGGGTTGATGCAGTAGCCGCGATAACGGCTCGTGCCAGTGAAGAACGCACCATCGGTGCTATCCGACGTGATGCCGGACAGGAAATCGAGGATGATGTTCACCACGCCCATGTCGCCATCGTACAGATCCACCGCGAGGATAAGCTCACGATCCGCAGCAGGCTCAGTGACAAAGAAGCCGGCTTGGGTGCCGCCAACGTTGCGCTGGAACTTGCTGATGGTACGCTTGAGGCCGGGTCCGGCGAACAGCGTGAGGTTGCGCTTCGCACCAACCGACTCAGCTTGCGACTGGAGAACGCCGTTAAGGACATCTTCAGTGAAGGAGCCGGAAGCGGTGTTAATCACCTGAGCGGCAGCCGGGCGATAGGCAGCCGCGATGTCAGTCGGACCAGACGAGCTGATCCACGAACCCATGCCGCGCATCTTGAACGGCACGCTGCCGTCGTCAGCCTGACGATCATTGTCAGAACCGATAGCGGACTCGATGGAACGCTTGAGTTCACGGACCGACTTATCCTTGGCGTTGGCAACCTCGTTAGAGATACCAGCGACATCGGACAGTTCGGTGATCGTGGACACGGCCCACGGCTGACGGAAAATCTGGATGTAGTTACCAGCGCGAGCACGGCTCTTGGCCTTGTTCTGGAAGTTGGTCACATCAAGACCATCCACGACGCCGCCAAAGGACGGAGCCGCAAGATTGTCCATCTGCCATTCCTGAAACGCCTGCTTAGGAGCTTCAGTCTTGGGGAGGAGCGAGAGTTTCGGAGTCGTTTCCGGCTCCAAAATCGTAAGGTAGTTGGTCAGGTTTTCACGAAGACCAGTGAGATTATAAGTAGTAGTCTGGGCCATGATTAATGATTGTTACGAGCAAGTTCTCTTTGCTTCAGAATGGCTCGGAAGTCACGCGCAGTGATGGTTTTCTTAGAGGCAATCGTCTCGTTCTCGCTTCGATTCTGCTGTTCTTGGGCGTACTCGGCAGTCACAGGACCACGGAGCGAACCAGAACCAGCACCAGAGGCAGCACTAAGGGATGTCGGCTGGGATGGTTTCAGGGCTTTGGGTGCCGGCTTCACGCTTGTAACAGCGGTTGGCTGGCGATGCCCTTCCTTCACCATAACACCTTCGACCTGATACCCAAGCGCGAGTTCGGCATTGGGGAGGCCTTTAAGCCAAGGACTATTACGAAGGATCAGATCCGCCATCTTTGCTTCCGGCGAGTTCTTATCCTTCATCCACGGGAACTTCTGAAACGCCATCTGTTGCGCCTGATTGCGCACATTCAGGAAGGCAGCACGCTGAGGAACTAGTTCATCAATCGTGTTATCTGCACTGCGCCGAATCCCGCGAAGCTCGTCCTTTGTATAGGTCTTGCCTTGGTACTCAACGCTACTGTCAGTTCCCATATCCTCCAGCAATTCAGAAGCCCACGAACGCACCGCCTTGGCTTCTTTCTGCACCTTAATTAAGGAGCCGATGTCATCAATTTTGCTTACCGGTGTATTCTCCGGGAACGGCTCAATGGGTTGTGCCTGCTGAGTCTGCTCAGAGCCAATTGGCTGGGAGACTTGTGACTGAGGCTCGTAGCCCTTCAGCTTCTCTTCGAGAGCTTCCCGCTTACGGATTTCCTTACCGATGCGCTTGTTGATGGATTGCTGCGATTTCTCCTTGTACTCCGCGAGAGCTTTTTCAACAAGCTGACGCTTTTCTGGATCAAGAGATTGCAACTGAGAAAGAACACTCTGCTCAGACTGAGCGGCTTCGGCGTCTTCCGCTTCGACCTCAACCGTCTCTGGCGTTTGTGCCTCGACTGCATCGGTTTCATTGGATTCAACCTCCACGCTCTGCTTGTGACTTTCGGACTGTTCCGAAGTAACGGGTTGGGACTGGCCCTGTTCAGGGGCGGCAACATCATCTACCGTCGTATTTTCGGGGGCTTGTGCAGCGTTCAGCCGTTCGGCTTCCTGTCGCGCAAGTTCAGCTCGGAATGAGCTGCCCGTGATGTTATTGCTCTTCTTAGCAGCATTCTGATTCGCTAGGATCTTCTCCATCCGACTTTCCTTACTCTGCTGTGTCCCAGCGGGCGTTGCAGACACCCCTACCTGTTCGTTTTGCATGGCTAATATACCAAGTATGTTTTACGTTACGCAGGGAATCCACCCTGATGGTTAGAGTTGAGACTCAATCTCATTAGAGTCAAGCCTGTGGCTCCGAAATGTCTATCATGGAAAGCATCTCGCGTAGTGCGCGAATCTCCCCAATGTACGCCATAGTGAGACGTTCATCCTGACATACGCGGTCAGAACAAAGGTCTTCGACGCAGTTATCAAGTGCTTGTGATGCGACGATAAGGAAGGCATGGAATGCTGGGTTCCCGCGCAGGGGGATAATGGCTTCCTGAAGGTTAATCCGGTCCCTGTCTCTCAGTGCGATCATGTTTTGTTTGAATGGAATTTGAATAGTCTCGCGGAAGCTGTGCTATCTTTCCGCTGCACTTGGGGCACACAAACTCGTCGATGGTGCCATCCCAAGCCTTCTCTGACTCTTCCTCTGCAAGCTCACACCGGCAGAGGAAGCAATGGACTGAAGCTGTCATGTTAGCCTCCAGCCATATCCTGAGCTGGCATGGTTCCGTGCCGTCCAATCTGGATGTTCTGCTTCTGCTCTACCTGCATCTGCGCTTCCTTGATGTAAGTCTCAAGACGAGCCTTGAAGCCTTCATCAGTTCCATAACGCTTCTGCACATCAGGCTCAGACATGAATTGCTGCAACACCTGCATGATAAGCTCAGGCGGGGTTCCTTGCTTAACGTTCTTACCGATGCCGGCGCTAATCTTGGTAAGGTCGTCCTGCACCTGAGTAACGGCCTGATTGGTAGCGTTATCCTTCGGCATGATGATCTGTTCCGCGATAGCAGGATCAATGTTCTCCATGCTAATCTGCAGCACCTTAGACCAATCAACCTGACCGAACTTATCAGCCGCGATTGCGGTATTGATGATGTTCTGGATCTTGTTGGTAAGCGCCTCTTGGTCGAAGATGAGGCTATCGAACGACAGGTAGAACTCCCAATCCTCGTCGCTCTCCCCCTTGCGCATCACTTCCGGCTGGCTCTTTTGCAGGCCCATAACACGGAACTGCACGTTATCATCGCCATACACCTGCCAGAGCTTCCAAAGCTGGCGATACACCTTAGCCCATGAGGAGAGCCAGTTGCCAACCTCGAACTCCGAGATGAGACGAGGGATGTTGCTATCCTCTCCCGGCACCATCTCGCCGCAATACTCACGGAAACGGTTCTCGATTCCGCGCTCCACCTCGGAAGTGCTTGGATCAAAGGCGGGGCGGTCACCAAAATGGAACTCGTTGGGACGGCGTTCACCAAGACGGGCACCCGGACCCCACTTATCAGGCGGGCGACCAATCGGGTGCATCATTGGGGGCAGAATTGAGATGCTTGCAGCGTCCAATTTAGCGTCCCGGAGGCTCTTTAGGTTGTCTTGGTAGTTCTTTCCGACCTCGGGGACACCACGGGAATCGTGTGCGCGGCGGCTCAAGAACTCACGCCGATGGAGCACAAACGGGTATTCCCCGCCCATACTATCGACCAAACCATGCCAAGCGTACCCATCGTGAGCCTCAGAAGCAGGCAAATCCGGGTTGAACACCGTCATGTAGATGCCCGGAATCCCGTCCTTGTCTGACATACGCTGATAGGCGTACACCACGCCGATCATATCATGGAAACGTTGGTATCGGTAGAGGAAGTTACGCGAAATCGGCTCCATGTTCTTATCAGGAGTCAGCGTAACGATCTTACCCTTTACGGTCTTGATGGCTTCCTCGACCCATTTCTTATCCCAGTCGTCCGTGTTAACGAAAGAGCGGAGCTTTTCAGGGTGGAAGTAGCGAACGATAAAGACGTAAGGCGACGTTTCGAGATCCGTAGCGTAGGCCGGGATGAAAGCATCCTCGTCTAGCGTGTAAGCCCGAATGATAGGAACACCCTTCTCATGCGTATAGCAGAACTCTGCTTCACCATCTGCACGAAGATCCGAGAGGACACCAGCGGCAGCTTCAGGGGTAATAGAATACTTATCTACCAATGACTGCTCTAGGATCTTACTACCCTCTTCGTGCGCGAGGATTTGCTCAATGTCAGCTTGGGGATGCTTGAGCTTAATCTCATCCATCGTCACCTTCTTCTTACGCTTGGCCTGTCGCACTTCCCAGAACTGGCCGGTAATCGTAACACCCTTTTCGCAATAGTATTGAGCGGCTAACTGGTCTTCGCGATCTAGCTCTGGAACTTGTGAATTTGTCAGCCATCGCATGAAGTTACCTACCAACTTAGCACGCTCAAAATTGTAACCATTCGTCGGGACTGCCACCATGTTAGAGCGGCGGCGAGCCGTACAAAGCATTGCTACCTTAGCATTGATTGCGCGGTCAACCGAGAAGTCACGAAGATCGCTTGCGCCCTCCCACGGAGTCGGCTCTGTCTGCTCGTCCTCGCGGCTATGCTTCTTATTGTCTGAGGATTGCCCATTCCAGATGGCGTAACGAGTCTCGTAGTTCTGGCGGCACTGTGCAACGTAGGGGCTAACGTCGCGAATAGTGGAGGCATAGGCAGACTTTACAGCCTCGATGTCCGGCTTATCACCCTTGGGGGCAATCTGCAACGTCGGGTCATGTTTCGCCGCTTCAAGAGTAGCTTTGTCCATCAAAAATCCTCCATTTGAAATTAGTTGAGACGTATTCTCATTAGAGTCAACCTAGTAGCTCCACGTCTTCCCGGATTTGTTTCCGTTCTGGTCAATGTAGTCCAACCCGGCTTCGAGCCCATAGCGAACACAGTCAACTGGATCTTTGAATGCACAGTCCTGCCTAGCATTGGCTGGATAGTTCATTAGGCATTCAATCAAGTTCTCGCACTTGTCGGAGATGTAGAGCTTGGGATGGTTCAAAGCACCGATAGGTTTACTCGTATCGTAGGCTAAGGCGTCATTGATGAGTTGTTCGCCGTGTTCCTTGGTCAAGCCCGGAGCCGGAATGAACGTCATACCTAAATCATCCATTTCGGTGATTATAGATGTAGAGCCTCCAACCTTCGGGGTAAGAGCTGCGCCCATGCGAGGATCAATGAGGCGTTCAAAGATGTCCTCTTCTCCCTCCTCGTTCTTAATCATCTCGTGGTACTCATCGATTCCCCAGCCATTAGGCTTCTGTGCCGGTCCCGGCTTACCAATCTGTGCGTCGTCACCCGGCTCGGCCCAAACGCCCCACGAAATGTCCGGCCACTCACGATAGACGTAGATGATGCCATTGGATGAAACTGCGAACCAGACACAGAACCAAGGCTTGCTGCCGGCAGGGTCAATAACCAGGTAGCGAGTGTACTTGATCGGATCTTCATATTCGTTCTCACGCTTCCAAGGCATCTCGGCGTCCTTGATAACATGCACATCTCGGTCAAAGCGAGGGAACGGAGAGCAAGAAGGCTTGCTTGGGATGCCGTAAGCCACCGATAGTATCTCATTCTCCGGGCGACCAATCAGCCGGCTAGTGGTGTCTCCTGGGATGAAGTGGTTATCTTGGGTCCATAGGTAGCGAATCCGCGTATCTGCGCGGTTAAGGGACTCCTGTAGCACAGGAATCTCGCGGTCCTTGAGCAACGGAGCCTTACGCTTCTCCAGCGTCTTGGTCTTGCCGAGCAAGTCATTCACCAGCGGGCTCCATCCTTGAATCGTCGTGAATGTTAGGAACATGCGCCCGCGAACGTCATACAGGCGGGTAAGGAGACGCTCAAACATCTTCTGTGGCACCTCTTCGTCGCACCACACGACATGCGCCCACCAGCCTTCAACCACCTGCGGGTCGTTGCGGTAGCTCTGGTAGTTGCTAAAGATCATCTCTGAGCCGCGAGAGTATCCCGGCTGCGGAGGAAGGATGAGCTTGTTGCCGGCGAACCCGTTCTTCTGGCTGAACTGCATAGAGAAGTTCACGCCCTTGCGCTTTCCTCCTTCCTTGTACCGCCTTGGCAACGCCTCCCAAATAAGCTGCTGCTGTTCCGTAATGCTCTTAGTCTCGTTGACGTGATAGACGCGGATGCGGGCTTCTGGGATAGTCATCAATGCCCACATGCAGATACGCGACAGACACACAGATTTGCTGGAGTTGTGGTGAATTGCTCCACCGGCATAATAGTTAGCATAGGCGGGAACAGTCATGTCCCACTTGACATCTATTCCAACCGTGTTTATCTCGCTGACGTATGCCAATACACAACAAGATAAACTATCCGGTTGAGAAAATTCGGGCTTGGATCTATGAAGGTCAGACCCAGCAACAAATTGCTGACTACCTTGCAAAGAATCTAGACCCTCGCGTGAGCGCAAAACTGATCTACAAAGTCTGCAAAAAGAACGATATAGTGTGCCAAAGAACTGGTCCGCGAGCAGGAGAAGGCCACCCAGAGTGGAACGGAGGAATCCTACATTGCAAGCACGGGTATGTGAAGGTTTTTCAGCCTGACCATCCTGAATGCCATCGTGTGAATGAGATGCGAAAAGCCAAGGCGAATGGAGGATACTACCGAAAACATAAGTATGTTTGGGAGCATCGTCTAGTTGTTGAGAAGTCGCTTGGTCGGTATCTCCTTCCGAATGAGGTTGTTCATCATGTGAACGGCGTTCGGAATGATAACCGCATTGAGAACCTAATGGTTTTCCAGACGAATGCTGAGCACCTCCGCCATGAGTTGACTGGTCGCTGCCCGAAATGGACTGAGGATGGCAAAGCTCGTCTCCGACTTGCAGTTCAGAAATCTGCCGCCAACAAGCGTCGGAAGAAAGAACTCGATGCTCAGCAGACGCAACGAACCTTTGACCTGTTGAAAGAACAACCTCAAACATCTGACCTTCCGGTTTCGTAAAAGGTTCTTCAGCTTCAGCGATAACAAGTTTCTGGCCATCCCACGCATAGACGTGGTGGTGGCCTTTTATTTGGTCGATTCTACGGCTCTGCTTTAGAACGGGGTCGTAGATAATGGTGTCTCCGCGCACGCACCGGTTGCCACCTAGCACAACCTGAGTCCCGATGTTGCTCCAATCGTCCATGATGGCTTTCCAGCTCGGGAGCACCCAACCCCACTCCATAGCATCAATCTGCTGGTTATGCTCAACCATCGTCTTAGCCGCGTAGTAGGCCAACTCCTCCCCAAGGAAATGCTGGCACATGGCCGGCGTGCAGAGCACTCCCGGCTGTAGCGCCTGCTTAAACAGCACCAGCTT